ACTCATCGCTGGTCCCGTGTCGCATTATCGCCTTATGCCGCCACTCCAGTACCTCGGTCAGCGTCATGAACTCGGTAACGGACGGCGGCCAGTGAAAGACGGTGGCGATGTCCGCCACCAGATCGTCTACCGTCAGGCCGTCGCTAAATCCGACAGCACCGACTTCTTCAGTAAAAAAGTGACCACCTCAACGGACAGGCTCACCAGATCGGCGGGGTCCATCTCGGTGATTTCCTGCGTGGTCAGCGCCGGGGTGGTGACGCGCGGCAGCACGGTGATCATGGCGTTGACGTCCATGTCCATCAGCGCCTGCAGGCGGGTGCCGCGCAGCGCGCCGGACTGCGGCTTGCGCACGACGATGCTTTTGATTTCGGTCTTGCCGCGCAGAATCGGCGTATCAAGCTCAACGGTTTTTTCAGTGGTTTTGTCGGTCATGGTTATGGCTCGCTAAAAGGGTTAAAGGCGGCAGGGTCTCCCCTGCCGGTTTATTGGTTAAGTTAAAGGCCCAGCGCGTTACGGTGCGCTTCCATCAGGTCCGTGCCGTCTACAATGTGAATCATGTTCACCAGGTCAATCTCGTAGAGCACTTCGCCGTTAATGGTCAGCTTGGCGTAGCTGTTGGTGCCGGACACCTTGGTGGTGCTGGATTCGCCGGTCTTCCACTCGCCGGAGTCCAGCTCCTTGTGGCGGCCACGTACGACCAGCTCCACCGCCTGCACTTCGCCGGTGTCGTCGCGCTGAATGGAGCCGGTAAAGCGCAGCTGCACGCCGTCCACGGTCAGGGTGCCCATCTGCTTGAACAACTTCGCCTCAACGCCGCCGCAGGTGAATTCCGTATCCAGCGCGCCGTCGTCCAGGCCCATGTCGATGTCCACCGCACCGGCCATGCCGCCGCCGCGATACTTCTCGAACTTGCGGGTGACTTTCGGCAGCGTCACGGACTCGATCAGCCCCTGCCAGTTGTCGCCTGCGTTGAACAGGTTGAGGTGCTTGAGCTTGCGGGGTAATGCCATGATTCAGTCTCCTTATGCGCTGACGCGGCTGGCGAAATCGACCAGATACTGATCGGAGATGCGCTGGCGCAGCAGCAGGTTTTCCAGCGGTGGCACCGGCGTGTAGTCGTAGTCGATCAACAGCTTGCCCGCCTTGAGCGTGTCCTTGTCGTTCACGCTCTCGTCCAGCCAGCAGTCCGCGCCGATGAGGTAGCCCTGACTCACGAGGCTGCGAAGCTTCGCGCGAATGCCCTCGATAATGTCGCGGGCCAGCGACGGGTTCAGCGCGCCGTCCACCGCCCACATGTGCGCCTCGGCCATGGTGTCAGCCAGTACCTGCGCCGTGCGGGTGTAGCACTCAAACGCAAACAGCGGGTCGTCGCTGAGGCAGCGCGAACCCCAGAAGCGGAAGCCGTCTTTGCGAATCAGCGTGGTGATATCGTTCTGGTTCAGCAGGCCGGAATCGGTGGCCGGATCCTGCAGGTCCCAGAACACGTCTTTGGAAATGCCGGTCACGCCGTTCACGCCGACGTTTGACAGGGATTTATGCCAGCCGGTTTGCTCGTCGATTTTGGCGCGCAGGCCGAGCGCGCGGGCGGTGGCGAAGGCCGTCGCGTCCGCCTTCAGCACGGTGTCAAAGTTGATGAAGTCCGGCCAGATGAGCATGCCCTCGCGCTGGCTGAAGTTCGCGCGGTAGGCAATCGCCTCTTCCACGCTCTGACAGCCGTACGCCGACAGGTAGGCAAAGCCGCGCAGGCTCTGCGCCACGCTCAGCAGCTCGGTAGCCACAGCCTGCGTATCGTGACCGGGCACGCCGAGAATGCGGGGCTTCACGCCGCACACCGCCTGCGCGGCCAGCAGCGCCTTCATGCCGGTGCGCTGGCCGTTACTGACGCCGCCGATGATATTGGAGGTGGTTTCAGCTTCGGTTTCGCCCTGCGGCACGCGCACGACGACGGTGACGGGTTTGGCCTGGTCAGCGATAGCGTCCAGCGAGCGCGCCAGCGTGCCGGACTCGCCCGCCTTGCCGCTCGCGGTGAGGACGTCGGTCAGCAGTACCGGACGGTTAAGCGGGAACGTGGCCGCGTCGGCGTCATCGCCGGTGCAGACCATGCCGACAATCGCCGTGCTGATGGTGGTGATGGTTCGGGTGCCCTCGTTGATTTCCTCAACGCGCACGCCGTGGTGATAATCCTGTGCCATATGGCGGTTCTCCTGTGAAGGGGTTCCGCTATGGTCGGCGCTATGTCACTTCGGGGCACTGATTTGCTGTTGTATGGGCAATGACACAACGGACGAGCGCAGCGCCCGTTGCTCTGAGGCGGGAATGTAGCGGTATAGCGTTTTAACCGATACGCCGATCACCAGTGACACCTGGAGAAGCGTGGCCCCCTGCGCCAGCATTCGCCGGGCGCGCTCCGTGATTTCCGGCGTCATCAGTCGTCGCCTGCCACCAATGCGACCTTTCTCGCGGGCGGCTGCCAGACCGGCGCGGGTTCGCTCCACAATCAGCTCACGCTCCATTTCGGCAAGCGCGCCCATAACGTGGAAAAAGAATCGCCCCATCGGCGTGCTGGTATCAATGCTGTCCGTCAGGCTGCGAAAGTTTACGCCTCGCTCGCGCAGCTCCTCGGTCAGCATAACCAGATGCTGCATACTGCGCCCCAACCGGTCCAGCTTCCAAACGACGAGCGTGTCACCCCGTCCGAGTGCGCGGAGTGCTTTTTTTAGCCCCGGCCTGTCGCGGGATTTGCCGCTTATTTTATCTTCTAAAATCAGGTCGCAATTTGCGCTCATCAGCGCGTTACGCTGTAAATCCGTATTCTGCTCACTTGTTGATACCCTGATATAGCCAATCAGCATGGACTCACCCCGTTAAAAGCCGCGAAGTGTGCCAGCAGGAAACTAATCAGAGCCACATTTATCTTTCTCAAAAACCTTGGTTTAGGCGAAGCAGCAAAACGCGATGTCGGGACCGGTGATAAGCAACTGCCTGATATGTCTGCCTTCGGCTATTCACGCAATGGGCAGAACGGATGGTCAGTGCTGCCTAATGGCATGATCAGACAGTTTGGTACTGTCACGCTTGCGCCTGTCGGCAGCTTCAACAAACAGACCATCGGCGGCGTAGATTTTTATACTCACTATTATCGCGTTGCTTTTCCAAGGCAGTATCCGGGTGCGCAGGTGTCTACGCTCGCGACGCTCGCCAGTCCTTCCTATACAACGCAGGGATCGATGGCGGGCAGGTCCGTAGCCGTTCACAGAGATACTGACACCGGTAACGATGTTTCAAAAACGCGCTTCACTGTTGCCTATACAACAAACGTTCCTGGTGAAGCCCCAACCATTCACTTTGAATCAACGGGATATTGATATGGAGAACCTTTATTTCAGTCCGACAGCAATGGGCTTTTTTTTAAAGACGATGGAAAAGCCGGGGGATTCAGTAGCGGTATCTGCCGCCGCAGAGGCATTCCTGAGACGAGCGATTATATGGGGAGCGTCGGGCTTCATAATCAGTAATGGCGAGGTGTCCGTGACGTATCCTGAATTCCTGCGAGAATACGTCATGGACAATGATGCACCTGTTAATTTTCAGGACGGGAAGGCCAGTTAATTTCAGATGTGGCTGACACGTCTACGGACTGTACCGCCTGCAGATATTCCATCCACGCTAAGAGTAATGCTTTGTCTGTATCGGTGATGATGCCCAGCATCAGCTGTGTCTGCAACGTCTGGGTAATGCTTCCAACTTCACTGATGCGTTGCGATTTTTCTTCGTTTGCAGCGGTCACTGCCGCCTTAAGTTGTGCGGCTTGATCAGTAACCCATGCGGAACCGTCCCACTTATCAAAGATGGTCACTGGCTTTAATGGCGTACAACCATCGGGATAATCGCCGGGCTGAAGCAAAGTAAATGCTTCGCCGGTCTCAATGTTGTACACCGTTTCGCCACGATGATCGGTTATTTGCTGCCAGCCGCCATCACGAAATAAGCATACTTTCCCCGACTCGCATTCAGGCGGAGCGTTGAAAGAAGAGTGCGCAGGAATGCCTACACCCTGCGCCAGAAACTCCAGACTGCTGCCGGTGTATTCTCCGGTTTCAATATTGAAGTTATAAACCATCATGCTGCCAGAGGACTTAGCAAGCCCGTTAGCGTCAAGCGTTGCGGTGTTTTCTACGGCCATTATGCAGCCCTCACGATATAGTTAAACGCGATGTTTCGCGGGCGAACCTTGCGGTAAGTCGTGCCAAGGGACGTCTGTGTAGTCTGCGCGGTATATACGGCATAGCTTGGATGGACTTTACCTGTTTCAAAATCCTCGATATCAATACCGTTATAACCACTAAACCCTCCGAGCGTGACGGCAACCCCCGTTGCCTCCTGAGAGGAGAGCAGCCCCCTTGCGCTATCCACACCGCGCCCGTCATCCCAGCCACGAATAAATTCGCCTCGAAGATCTGCAAGTTTTAAACCCGGATAAGCCAGCGCCAGCTTCGGGTATAGCGTGCTGCTGAAGCTTGCACCGTTACTTTTTAAAAACACCATGCCAGCCATTGATTCAAACAGTTCATTGGGCATTTTCGTGTGAGGCCATGGGAATGGCGATCCGATGACGGGCGAGCCTTCGCCTAAACCAAGGTTTTTGAGAAACGCTGATACGTCTGCAATGTCCGCGCCGTTCCTGGCGATGTCCATTTTTCCAGCCAGCTTATTAAGCACAGTCGTGGAGAAATTCGCGTCACCGCCCAGCGCGTCGGCCAGTTCTTTGAGGGTGTCCAGTGCCGCAGGTGCGCCGCCAGCCAGCGCGGCCAGTGCGGCCTGCACAAAGGCGGTGTTTGCCAGCTGCGTGGAGTTATTCCCCGCCGCCGCCGTCGGTGCTTTGGGTGCACCGGTAAACGTCGGGCTGGCTTTGGGCGCGTACTGTGTATGCGGGTCTGCTGCTTTGATATGTGCATCCATCAGGCCGTCGGCGTACTGGCGCACCTCCAGCGCCTTATCATCGGCATACTGCCGGGTCGCCAGCACCACCGACGGGTCGATTTTGAGCGTCACCGCGCTGGTGCTGTTCACGATGATAATCATGCGCACCGTCTGCGTGCGCCCGCTGCCCTCGGCGAGTTGCGGCTTGTAGGTCTCGGCGCAGTTAGCCACCGCAACCATCACGCCGTCGGCGTCGAACAGGCCAATCTCGCGGATCCAGAAACCGCCCTCACCCTCCGGGATAATCTGCTCGGCAATAATCTGGCTACCGTTGGCGGCGTCAATCGTCAGCGAGTTAAGCGACGCGCGGCGCTTCTCGCCGATGAGTTTCGTCTGTGCCGCGTCAGGCGTGGGCAGCGTGCCGCCGCCATCGCCTACCGCCATCTGCGTGATGTTCACTTTCGTGCCGAGCGCGGCAGCGTTGGCAAGCTTAGCCGCGCCCTGATTGGTCAGCAGGGCAAAATATTTTGTCGTCATGCGCTCACTTCCGTCAGGTCGATAAGATGCACCCCCGCGCCGGAATAAACCGGTCCGCCGACGCTGATTAGTTCAGGGGTGTAGGGATAAACGGTCAGCTCATCGCCGCTGTAGCTGGCAACGGCAACCGGCACCGTGCCGTTTGCGTCCAGGGTGATTGACAGCCCGATGAGATGGCGGCTGCACGGCTTGGCGTCCGCAATCACGCGCTCCAGCTCGTGATACATTTCCTCGGTGATGCCGGTATCCAGTACGCCCACGTCAAGCCGGAACGTGCCCGGCACGTCGTTGGTTTTCCACCACTCAATCACGCGGATGAGATAGCCCAGCGGCTCCACCACGCGCCGGATCGCGCTGACGGTGCCCTTGTGCTGATGGATATAAAACGCATCCTTCACCACCTTGCGCTTCACGCTTTCCGCCCAGCCTTCGTCCCAGCGGTCCACCGAAAACGCCCAGGCAAGATAGGGCAGAAAATTTACCGGGCAGGTGTCCGGATTCCACAGGTCGCGCAGCGGCACGTTCAGCCCGGAAATCCCGCTGCACGCCTGCGCCATACGGCGCTCCAGCGCGGATGAGCCGGGCGGCAGCAGGCTGTTACTCATGCCAGCACCTCGTCGTCCGCCACGCTGATGTCCGTTCCGGTGCAGTTGCCCGCCTGCGTGCGGTCCATGATGATGTCTTCTGCGGGTTCAGTGATTTCCACCCAGTCCACACCGGCCACGCGCAGCACCGCGCCGTACGACTCGCGGCGCACGCTGCGCCCCAGCTTTTTCTGTTCGATAAGGTAGGCGGCGAGCCGCTCGTTTGCCGCCTCAAGACAGGGCGCGGCGGCCACGCCGTCGAACAGGTGCAGCTTTGCCTGCACGCGGTAGTCGTTGATGGTTGCAGGCTGCACGGACACGCGGTCCGCCACCGGGCGCACGCTTTCGTCATTCAGCGCTTTGTCCACTGTATTCAGTAAATCAGCGGCTGCCGTACCGTTACCTTCCCGGCTTAGCACGGTAATTAATACAGTCGCCGGTGACGGGCTGATGGCGGACACGTCCTGCACCCGTCCGTCCGCGCTACGTGCGTGAAACTCGTAGGCCGCCGTCGGACCGGCAACCGATAAGCCCTCAAACGCTTCCGGCACGCGTACGCGCAGCGCGTCGTCCGATTCCATCACCGCCTCAACGGGCGGCACGGCGTCCGGGTTGGCCGGAGTGATGGTCAGGCGCTCAACGTTACTGCGCGCGGCCAGCTGATCGAGGTCGCTACCGAGCGCGTAAGCCACCATGACGGCCTGCGCCGCCTCGTTGATGCGCTGGCGCAGCAGAATTTCGCGGTAAACGCTTTCCTGTAAGCACTTCACAATCGGATCGGACTCCAGCGCCAGCACGCGGCGCATGGCGGCCTGTTCGTCCTCCGGATAGAGCGCAATCAGCGCCTCCTTACGTTCGGCCAGCAGCGTTTCAAAGTCCGGCACCTCGATCACTTCCGGTGCGGGCAGCTGCGAAAGATCAATTACTGCCACTGTTCACCCCCGTAGGCACTGACATTGCGAGCGGTGAGCCGTCGGCGCGCTGGCCGTTCAGCTCAACCACCATGGAGCCATCAAAGGCGCTGGTTATGCCTAAAGAACTGAGGCGGATACGCGGCTCCCAGCGGCTCAGCGCCGTGTACGCAGCCGCCATTACCTGAAGGCGCACTACATCGTTCTGCGGCTGGTCAATCAGCACCGAAAGCAGCGAGCCGTATTCACGACGCCCGATGCGACTGCCTTCCGGGGTGATCAGGATGTCGCGTACGCTCTGGCGAATATGCTCGGTGTCGGTGACGGCTTCGCCGGTGTCGCGGTTCATGCCGAGATACATCATTGCGGGCCTCCTGATGTGTCGCCGCCAGACTTCACGCCGCCGTGTTTGTGCTTATCAGCAATCACGCCGTTTGAACTCATATCGCCGCCGCCCTGCGTCACGGCGCCGTTCATCACGGTTTCGCTATTGATGAGCATCTGACTTGCATCAACGCCCAACTGGTCGGTGATCAGCTGAATGCCGTCGGCGGCTTCAATGCGCACGCTTTTGATGTTTTTAATCAGCAGCTGGCCGGTGTCCGGCTCGTACTGGAACCAGCCGCCGTCGTTGAACACGGTGGTGCTGCCGTTCTCTGAATAATCGGGCGGCGGGAAGGCATCGGAATAAATGGCCGGCAGCGCGAAGGCAGTTTCGAGATTGCCGCCGAGGCTCAGCAGCACAACCTGCTCGCCGATGGAGGGTTGCCACCACGTGCGGGTATTACCGGCTCGAAAGGTGAGCCAGTTAATCCAGTTGGTTTCAAGGTCGCCCGTTTTCACCCGGCACAGCCAGTTAACCGTATCCACCTCGGACACGGTGCCGGTGCGGATCAGGTTGGTGATGAGGCGCATGATTTCGGTTAGCTTTTCATTCATGCCAACAAATTGGCATTGAAATGATGGATAATCACGAGGTAGTAATTGTATGAGGGATGGAACAATAGAATACCCATCACAAAAAAAGGAAGCTGCCAATGGCCTTTTATAAATATGTTAGTTTCAATGTTCTGAAATACATTTTGGAAGGTGATATTAGATTCACCCAAGCAGGAGATTTTAATGATCCATTTGAGTTAGCCGTAGAAGTTTATAACCCTTATGGCGGCGCTCGAAGCATGTTAGATATGAGATTCGACACATTAGGCACCCCAAGAAAGGCTGAGAACTACCTTCTGCAGGGCATTCACAGCTCAGATGAATGCAATGATTTATTCACACGGGAACTTAGAACTAATTTAGATAAAAAAATTGGCTTCCTTTGCTTAACTAAAAATCCATTCTCGCATTTAATGTGGTCACATTATGCTGATTGTTATAGAGGCGCGGTTGTGGAATTTGATGAGAATCACGAGTTTTTCAATGGAGCATTTGAAATAAAATACCTTAAAGAAAGGCCTAAACTTCACATTGACTACTTTCTCGACCAATCTGAGATTTCAACAGCTGAGCTATGCATGAAATCTGATGAATGGGCCTATGAAAAAGAATGGCGATTGACTCGCTCACTATCAGATTGCAAGCTTTCTAAAAATAAAAGTTGCACATTCCCTATCTATACTGGGAAGTTACCCAATGGAATAATAAAAAATATCATTCTTGGCGAGCGGACAAAATTATCAGACGCAAAACATGTTTTTCGTCATATAAAAAACACTGAAATAAAAATGCAATTAGCAGTATTAGCAAACTGGAAATACGAATTCAGAATTGAAAATGTGAAGTTTGACCGCCCTGTTAGCGAAATGCTCCCTCCGATATCACCTTTAACTGCACCCATTTTTTTAGAGGAAAGAGGAGAATTCGGAAACTTAGCAAAATGGATACATGAAAAACATCCTATGAATGAAATTATAAAGTGGCGGTTATGAAACTTTTGTTAGCCATTCTAATAGATGCTCTCGCACATTAGATTCTACGTCAGCATTTATCCCTAGCATTGGACGCTCCGCATATTTCACTTCTGTGCCGCGCCGGTTCACCCGGTCCCGCAGGCCGTAATGGTGGACGCGGACCAACTTCTGCACACCGGGAACAAACGCAACTTCAGCCACATTTGCGTTTGCCTGCGCCTTCAGATACTTCGCCGTTTTAAGCTTCGCAAACATCTTGCGGCGAATGCGACCCGGTTTGGTTCGGGCGGTGACGCGGCGCGGTTCCCATGCTGTGCCGTCCGGGCTGCGCTGCAGCGTGATGTTGTTCTGCTGAATGCGTCGCACATCGCGCGCCACTTCACGCAGCATCTTTGTTCTGGCCGCCGGTTCGAGCTGCGACAGCAGTGCACCCAGCCACGCCTCAACGTCATGCAACTCAGCCACGGCGCACCGTCCAGCCTTCGTCAGCATCATCCGGCGCTTCCGGCTCCGGCACCGCCTCAACCGACATCACGCCGTCCACTTCCTTCACGATAACTCGCTCCGTCAGCTTCAGGTTTATGCTGATGTCGCAGCGATCATTGCCGAGAATGTCCGCCTCAAAGGTGAAAAGCCGCTCGCGCTCGGTGGCGTTCTGCAGCGCGTCCGGCTGGTTGACGCCGAGCCAGAATAAAACGGGCGCCATCAGCAGATTCTGGTCGCCGGTGAAGTCCGTCACCACCACGTTCAGGGTGTAACGGTACTCCCACGAAATCGACGTGGCGGAGGTGGCAACCACCGCGCCATTGTCCACGAACAGATGCAGGCGATCAGGGTTGTCGGCCACGTAAGGCACGGCTTTATTCAGGACGTTTCGCAAGGACTGCGGCTTGTTCATCGTCTTTATCCTGACAGCTAATGATGGTGTCTACCTTGTCGGCGCAGGCCGCCCATGCGGCTTCGGTGTCGTCCAGCTGCGCCAGCAGGTCGCCGTTACGGCGCGGCGTGGCTTCGTCCAGGCGGCACGGGGTGATTCGCGGACAGCCACTCACGGTAAGACTGACCTCCGGTGAGGGGCGGACGCTGGCGCAGCCGGATAACAGGATCAGGCAAAGAGGCATCAGCCCAGCGGCGAAGCTCGTCATTTTCACGTTTGAGTTCCTCAATGGTGCGCTGCCGGTCACGCAGCAGCGTGCCGTTCTGCTCGGCGGCGGCGTAAAGCTGCGTCTGCGCCCGGCTGCTGGTCTGCGTCAGAATGTTGAGGGCAATCAGCTGGCCGTTTTTCTGTGACAGCTTTTTACCCTGCGCGGCTAAGTCCTTCACCTGCGCGTCGATTTTGTTGTGGGCGGTGCTGAGCCGCCAAGACTGCACGCCAAGCGCGGCAATCAGAACAAGCACCACCGCTGCCAGCATGCGCATCATGCTTTTGCCCGCTCCGCCAGTTGACCGCGCAGCAGATTAAAGATCACCACGACCAGCGCATAACAGACAAGCGTGATAACCCACCCGGAGAAAGCCAGAGACATTACGATCAGAAGCTTCACCACCCAACCAAATATTTTGCTGGTAAGGGGCAACTCACCCGGCGCAAAAAATTTAATCAGCACTTTTTTTAGCTTCTGCCGCGAGTCACCCTCAGAAATCAGTACCAGCACGGCCAGACCCGAAAGAACCGCCACCAGAATATTTAACAGCCAGGCTACGGCGACAACCACATGCACGGCTACGCTTTGGGGGTTAAACAGCGCTGCCAGCAGCATCACCACAAAAAGAATGTTTACCGTCCACTTCAGTTTTTTATCTTTCATCGCTTCAGACTCCTTTAAGGCACCATGCCATTTCACGTTGACGCCGGTTATCCAGCCCCTGATTAAATACGCCCTTCACGTACACCCAGCGCGGCAGCTGATAGCAGGCCTCGCGCCAGCGCTCCTGTTTAATGAGCGCCACCATCGTTGAGCCGCAGGCGTTGCCGGTGCCGACATTAAACGCCAGCGACACCAGCGCGTCGTAGACCGGCTGCGGCATGGAAACCGCAGCGCAGCGCGCCAGTGCCGCCTCAACGCGTAACACGTTAGTGATGAAATTCCCCGCCGCCTGCCGCTCGGTGATGGTCCGGCCCGGTACCACGCCAACGGTGTTACCAATGCCGTCGGTCCATTTTCCCGCGTCGCACAGGTACGGCTTCAGGCGGCAGCCCTCATAATCGGCGATCAGCTTCAGCCCCTCGACGGAGGTGTGCAGCTGCTGGAAACCCGGCATCGTCGCGGCGATAGCAAGCACCATGCCGACGGTGCAGCGCTTAACGGTTTGCAGATTCATATTCCTCCCGCGAGATGCGCCCGGCGGCCAGCAGCTGATAGGTTTTGCGCTTGTAGTACCAGCTGATGATTGCCATCAGCAGGCCGATGATTACACCGGCCACGGTTGATACGTCTTTTAGCGACAGGTCGCCCAGCCACGCCATTGCCAGCGCGATGAACCAGACGATCCCGGTGCTGATTTTTTCCCACATGATTCAGTCCCAAAGCTGGACGGCCTGCACGGTGGCCGCCGCCGTCACGTCCGGCAGCTCCACCTCCAGCCCGTGCGGTAAAATGGGGCCGTGCTCCGCCAGCCCCGGATTGGCCTGCAAAACCTGCTCCGTCATGCCCTGCGTGCGCCCGTAGTGACGCCAGCAGATTTCGTCCACCGTGTCGTACTGCTGCGCGCGCACCTTCATCAGATAAGCTCAACGGTGCAATGCGGCGCGTTCTGTACGCGGCTGATGGCCCAGCGCGCGTCGCGCCACAGGTCGCCGGTGGCGTCATCCAGCTCTTCCCCGCGCTTCGCTGCGGCAGCGGTGGCGTCAAAGTCCTGATAGCGCTCGTTCAATACCGCGCGCGCCCAGCACCACACCGCATTTTCATAGTGATGCAGACGCACGCTGCGCCCGGCCAGCTTTTCCGCTGGCACATTCGCCAGGCTGTTAAAGCCGCGCAACTCCTGCTGTTCGCGCCACGGGTAAAGCTCCGCGTTCACTTCCGCCATCGCGGTGAGCACCACCTGCTTCAGACGCTGCGGCGTCACCGTACCGTCAACGCGCATCACGCTGCGAAACGTAGCCAGATCGATGTCCGGCCAGAATGAGTTATTGGGGATAATTTCCGGCGTTCCCGTCGCCTTTTCCGGCGCTACAAACTGCATGCCTTATTTCTCCTGAATAGGTGGGCGGTGGACGGGGTTTTGATGCGGCGCTGCCTGTCGCCACCCCGTGCCGCCCCGCGCGTGGGCACGTCCGGTTATAAGCTGGCGTTGCGGATTTTCCGCTCCAGCTCCTGAATGTCTTTTTTCACTCCGCTGCGCTCGTCGAGCTGCATGGCCTGCTGCAGGTGATTCAGTGCGGCAACGGGCTGGTTTTCGCGCAGTACCCAGCCGAGCGATTTGTGCAGGCGGGCGCGCGACTGATCGGGCATATCCAGATCGCCGATCACGTCGAGCGTCTGCATCAGCAGGTCGGGGTCAAAGTCGGTTTTTGCCACTAGGGCGTTTTTAGCGGCGTCGGCCATCTCCTCGGCCAGCAGCGTCTGCACGTTGCGGCTAAAGCGCTGCGGCATTGACCAGCCGTGACGGATAGCGTGGCGGCCAATGGTGAGCGCCCCGGCATAATCACCGGCATCAACGCGCCAGAGCATTACGTACATCAGCACGTCGTCCTGCTGCGCGCCGTCGGCGGCCAGCACGCCATCCACCCACGGCACGTATTTAGGCAGGACTTCCACCTTGATTTCGGCCTTCTTCACGGTGGACTGAATACCCTTGAGGCGGCGGCGGTCTTCGCCAAGCTGCATCAGCATCAGCTCATAGCCGCTGGCGTGGCGAACACTGCCGCCCTGACTGGCGGCCTGTTCAGCCTGGACGCGCTGGCGGTGCTGACGTGCGGGACTCAGGCTCATTGATTACGCTCCCGCGCCAGCGTCTGCTGAGAAGTCACCAATGGTGATGTTTTCAACCAGCGCGGCGCAGCGGTAATCCTCAACCACGTAGGCCTCATTGACCGATTCAAAGTTTTCAATGCGGTCACGTTTCGGGTTGTCGATGAGTGAGCGGCGGCGGGACTCTTCCTGCCAGTAAATCGACAGGTTATCCAGGCGGGTGATCAGCACGGCGTTGGCCGGGAAGTAAGGCGCGCGCACCGCCTGCAGGCCGCCCATGCGTTTCTGGCTGATGATGAGATCGGCGGCCAGCTTGTTGGTGTTGTCCTGCTCGTTGTTAACCAGCGGGAAATACTTGTCCGCCAGCAGCTCGCGGCCACAGATGACCACCAGTTCGTCGTCGTCCTGGAAAATCGGATCAATCAGCTCGTTAACCGCGTCCATCACCAGCGCGTCGAGGTTGGCATAGACGCCGCCCTTGCCCACTTTCACCGGCTCGGCGGTGGTTTCGCCGTCTTTGGTCACACTGCCCAGCACGTTGTCCGGCGCATCTTCGCGCACCTTCTGCAGCCAGCCCTTGTTCACGTCCTGCAGCAGCGGATTCGCGGTGCGGTTGGACGTTTTCGCACGCTCGGTGCCGTTGAAACCAATCATGATGCGGTCCAGCGCCTGACGCTTGACGATGGCGTCACGGATGCGGGTCTGGAAGTCCTGGAACTTTGCCCACAGGTCCAGCTTCGCGTAGGTGATCGCCGTGTCAAAGTTGGTCTGCTCACACTTGTACTCAATATCCGACATCGCGGTGGGGTCGGACGGTTCGCGGTCTTTTGCGGTGGTGTCGGTAGTGCCTGCAATGGTGCTGCCGACGCCGAGGCCCAGCAGCTGGCCCGACTGATCGGTCACGCCGATCACGTTAATCAGCGTCAGAAAGGCGGTGGACTGCTGAATGGTGTCTTCCAGCGTCTGCGCGACGGACGGCTCCACGCTGAATTTGCCGGACAGCTCGGCCTGTTCGACCTTATAGATTCGTGCCAGCTGCACCAGAAAGGCGTTGAAGGCAAAACGGGTTAATTTTTTCATGGGGTGTGCTGCTCCTTTAGCAGTTGGTCAGGTGTTCGGCTGGCGCGTTGCCACCCGGTGCGCGCTGGCGGAAATCGGTGCGGCTGTCTTCGCGGCCCAGTAGCTCCTTCAGTTCGGCAAAATCATCCTTCTGCCCTTTCAGGTCGGCCAGCTGCGTTTCCAGTTCGGTTTCCAGCTTGCTCAGGCGTTCCGCCTGTTCATTCAGCGCCTTGTCGGTGCGGGTGCTGTAGTCCTGCTGTTCGGTAGCAATAAGCTCCACCGCCTGATGCACGTCAGAAAAGCGGGCATCATCGGACAGCTGCTTTTTACCGAACAGCGCGGTGATGCGGGCAAACAGTGCGGGCTTGTCTTCCACCTCTTCCAGCTCGATCACGGTTTCGGTGGCGGCGGTGAACAGGTTTTCCGGGTGCTGCTTGCGGTTCGCCAGCGGGTTCAGCTCGGCTTTCGCGCTGAAGGCCAGCATTTCGGTGCCGAGGCTTGCCGGATCGTCGGTGGCAGCCAGGCCAACCAGATAGGCTTTGCCGGTGTCGGCAAATTTGGTGCTGACTTCCATGGAGGTGAAAAGCTTCTGGCCCTGCTTCACCAGCGCCACAAGGGAATCCGTCGGCAGGATGTCGGCATATAGCGCCAGCTTTCCGGCCAGAGGGCCGTCGGTGATCTCTTCCGTTCCCAGCGCGCTTACCGTGCCGTAACGGTTAAAGGTGCTGTCCGGCGAGTACGATTTGATGTGTTCCAGATTGATGGTCGCGGTGTAAACCGCCGGGTTGTAGGCGGCGGCCATCTGCACCAGCCATTCGCGGGAAATTTCGCGCCCGTCCGTGGTAGCACCTTCCACCCCGATACGAAAACGCTTTGCTTTAACTGCCATAGGTCAGGCTCCGTTGGGTAAATCGCTTAGAAGCCTTATGTTTGCGGTTCAGAGGGGGGCGAAACAACGCGGGCACGTTGTGCGGGCAGCCACACAATGAGGGACGGCAGAAAAGGCTTCGACGGGGCCGTATTTTGGGGCCATGACAACGACACTCGCCCCCGAAGACCTCGATCCCCGCAGGCAGGCCATGCTGCTGTACTTTCAGGGATACCGTATCGCCCGCATTG